TTTCAGAAAAAGCTTGACATTCGATACAAGATAGTGTATGCTTATACAAAATAACACAACATCTTGATCCCCCGGCGTCGGGAAACACAAAAAGGGCTGTCAAGTCTCAGGCTTGTAGATGCCACAAAATATATAAACCAAGAAAGCGACCTGGTGTCGGGGTTTCAATAAATGAGAGGACAATATGAAAAAAGGCAAAGGGTCAAGTATCTAATAGATGCCCCATAGCAGGGTACGGGCCAAGGCGAGATCGTTGAGTGTCGTTGATGTGAGAGGGCTAGAATTGGCAAAGAAGGGTAAAAACCAGCTAACAGCTAAGCAATCCGCCTTTGTCGCGGAATATCTCATTGACCTCAATGCGACCCAGGCAGCCATCCGGGCGGGATACTCAACTAAACGACCTGATGTTATTGGATTTGAAAACCTGAGAAAACCTGTGATTAAGGCTGCTATTAATGTGGGCCTATCTGAAAGAGCGAAGAGGACAAAAGTTACACAGGACACGGTTGTAGAAAATATTGTCCGAATTGGCACTAAAGCGGAGACAGCAGATAAATATGGTGATGCCTTAAAAGCTGAAGAAATGCTGGCAAGACACGTTAAGCTCTTTTCAGACCCGGAAGATAATGAAAACAAGCAACCTCCCAGTGTGACATATAATTTTATCACGGTCGGTAATGATTGAGATAAATCTCCCAGCTAAATTTCAAGCCCTACTCAAGCCAGCCAGGTATAAGATCTTTTATGGCGGCAGAGGCGGGGCGAAGTCTTGGTCATTCGCTCAAGCTCTGGTTGGAGAAGCCTATCTAAAACCTCTTCGTATTCTCTGCACTCGTGAATTTCAGAACTCCATCGCTGATTCAGTCCATAGGCTCATTAGAGACCAGATCACGGCTTTAGGTCTTGATCCATGGTACAAGGTTACCCAGACATCTATCACGTCCTCTTGTGGCTCCCAGTTTATTTTCAAGGGCCTTCAGCGTAGCATTCAAGAGATTAAATCAACAGAAGGGATCGACATTTGTTGGGTTGAGGAAGGACAGAATACTGGCGAAAATTCATGGGAAATCCTGATACCGACCATTAGGGCAGAAAACAATCCTACAATGCCAGGTGGTTCAGAGATATGGATATCATTCAATCCTAACGAAGAATCGGACCCCACTTATCAGCGATTTGTTGTTAACACTCCCCCCAATTCAGTTTGTCAAAAGGTCGGCTGGCAGGACAATCCCCATTTCCCAAAAGTCCTTGAGGCCGAGCGGCGGTACATGCTCAAGATTGACCCGGATGCCTACCAAAACGTCTGGGAAGGTTTTTGTAGGCAGATGTCCGATGCTGTCATATTCCGTGGCCGGTTCGAGGTTGGGGCATTTGATGAACCTGGAGAAGACGTAAGGCTGTATCACGGTATTGATTGGGGATTCAGTCAAGATCCTCAAGCCCTGGTGAGGTGCTGGATTAGGGATAATAAGCTGTTTGTAGACCAGGAGGCCTACGGCATTGGGGTTGAGCTGGATGATTTACAGGAGTTTATAGAGCGCATTCCAACAGCAAAACAATGGCCATTGAAAGCTGACAACTCACGTCCCGAGACCATAAGCCATGCCAGGCGCAGGGGTTTTGCCATTGATGGGGCTCCAAAGTGGCCGGGAAGCGTTGAGGATGGGGTTGCAGTTTTAAAGGGATTTGAGAAGATTATCATTCATGAACGCTGCAAACATACGGCTGAAGAGTTTAGACTATACAGTTACAAAGTTGACAAGCAGACAAACGATATCCTTCCTAAGATCGAAGATAAGCACAACCATTGCATTGATGCGATAAGGTACGCTTTGGCCGGGGTGATAAAGCAGTCCAACTTCTTCGACAACTGCGGGTTTGAGGACGAGCCCGAAGATTTAAGGATCGCGGCATGACAGGAGTTGTATATCATAGGGCGTGGCAGATTAACTAAGTGGGTGAATTAACTCAATATGACAAAATCAGTAATTAAACACATAAGCCACCCATTCGCACAAGAGTTATGGCAGGCAAGAATGGACCAAGCCCACATCACCAACCAGCCCCTTGTCGAAAGGCCTTATTGGTACGAGGACACAGAAGCCCGGTATTGCTATCACGACATTTACGCCTGCCTTGGATGGCCGTCTGAGGTGAGTGACAAGGATATGGGACTACCCGGTTACGCGGCCATTGTGGGTGTTGTAAGACCTCCAGGGTTAGACCGAGACACACACTATGATGCCAAAGACGCTAAGTTCAGGCTCCTGGCAGAAGCAGAGGACAGGGACGTACCGACATTGCTGACGAAGTGCCTGGAGATGCGTGAGAAGTATGGATACGGGCTCAACTCAAACCTTCTTAACGTGTGGTACGGAGATCCCGAGCGGTATTATACAACCCTGGCATTGTTCAATGAAGAACTTGGAGAGCGCAAGGCACTCATGCTTACGCCTCCCAATGATTTCTATGGCCCTAAGATATTTGACATATACGTTCGCTCGTTTCAATCGACTGTGCTCCAGGGTAAGCAGCGGTTCTATTATGCAGGGGGTGACATCCTGAAACACAGGCTGAAAGAGTTTTACCGGGATGACCCCTCGGCGTTGGCGATTGGGGGTCTGGTTCATACGCTGTTGGGGCATTGTATCTGGATGAGTGATGGGCCTCAAGGATCTGGGTGTTTTAATGTGGAGGATGGGCTGTGACAGTAAATGAGTTGTTTCTATCTGCGCTTATGGCAGGCATAACAGGAGCCGTGATTATCATCATAGGCGTATTGATCGGCGCTTTCATCATGTACCGTGCCAAGTCAACACCGGGAGAGGGTGGGGGATTCCTTAAAGAGCCCAAGGGAGCGGCGTTCACCATCCCGGATGAGGGGTTAGACGCTGAACCTGACTTTTCAGGTGAGCCCAGTGAGGACGAGCAGAATATCTTGAAGAGGACTGAACGATTTTTAGGGAGTTTTGGAGAATAGGAACCCTGAGAAAGGAAAGATTGTGGATCAGAATTATAACACAAACATAGATATCAAAGATCATACCATGGATCTACGATATAGAGGGACCGCTCGACTGGTTATTAAAACCACTTATCTCAGCTTAATAACACGATTTAAGATGGTTCCTTACCATGGTCTGCGAATCTTATGGTCTGCGGGTATCACAATCGAACTCGTTCATCCCTCACAACCGAATCGAACTGCCAATCTTTTTGTTGGGGATGAGTATACGTTGGGTCATACGATGAATTTTTCAGCCAATGTTTTACGCGCTAGTGATGGAAATCAAACAGTGCCACTCAATAAGTTGCATTTTCCGTTCAAGATTTCATATGAGGGCAGGGCTTACTCAGTAGAGAGTGAGAGGTCAGTAGACGTTTCACGGCAAAAGATCAGCGATAGGCTTCAGTTAAGGGAGATTTAGCACCATGAAAGTAAAGTGCCCATCATGCAAGAGGCTATGCAACAGAACTACAGACAAATACAACCCGGACATACGGCCCAATGGCTCCATGATTGACCTGTTAGACCCCTGGAGGTCGTGGTGGGGCAAAGGGGACGGTTTCACCTCTGCTGACCTTGAATGCCCTCTGTGTGGCGCTCCGTTGGCCCCTGCGGGTAGGCTGCACGTTGTTCCTGATGATTATGGGGTTGTTAAGGTTCTGAGCTTGGAAGAGGCTAATCAGAATAGTATAGCCCTGTTGTTCACTGAAGATGATGAGGAAGATACCGCGCCCGACACCGGGGAACCCATAAGCAAGGCAGATCAGATAAGGGACATGCTCGTAAACACCGACATGACCGTAAAGGCGATTGCTGATCAAATCTCAACGTCTGTTCAGTATGTGCGGAATGTTGCCGCGAAAGGGAAGGGGTAAATGAGTATCATATTTGAAAAGTTACTAGCGGCTCAAGCAGGCACGAAGTTCGCTAAACAAGTTCCAATCCAGACAAGCATTAAAGCGGCTGAACTACCCATAGACGATTCAATTACCGTAGCGCATGAGTATACAATAACTTGCAATTTTGGAAATACGGTTAGGTGTTCCCCTGAAGACGTACCAAGAATGCTTGAAAATGTTGCCAGGGAAATACAACATGAAATCTACAAAGACCTTTATACCCATGTTGTAAATCTTGAACGTGCCGTCTTTGCTGGTGATTTTGATAAGATGAAAACGGTTGTGGATGATATCATAAATGAAATTTTCATGACTCCTATCCATGAAAGGAAGGCGCAGGGATGATACCATTTTTCCCAAGACGAACACCGATAAAGCCGTTTGATCCTAATGCTATTACTATATGTCTTAACCCCATTGGTTTTACGGTGGGAGACCAGATTGGTTTCCCCCAGAAGTGGGAAAGTGTTCACATACCCCTTGATTTGAATAACGCCATATTAGACACTTTTTTCCCTACCTCTGAGATAACCGTCAAAGAAGCAGACGAAAAGTTAAGGCTGGTAAGACGGCGGTGGTTTCGTGATTTACGCGCACAGGGCTTTAATGCTGTTAGGGGCTTCAATAAGGGCAGGTCTTACTTTGCAGAGGCTACCAAGGAGGAGTGGAAGTAAATGTCAACAATAGACCCAAAATGGTCGCTTAGTTCAATACCTCCTAAAGGGCATAAAGATGTGGCCGCTTTCGCTCACAGCCTATTTGATATAGCCAAAATGGAGAAGGAAAGACTGGGTAAGCCCGGTGATTTTCTCAGTAACTATGCGCTATACAGGGGGAAACAGTCTACAGGGAACAATACCCTCGTTAAGGCCGCTCATACGCCGGTCAACCTCTACTTTGCCAATATCGAAAGGACTGTGAGTAACATCACGGCACGTCAACCAGTGGGTGAAGTGGTAGACCTGGACGGTATCAAAGACGATGCACAGGATATGCTCAGTGTCAAGCTGTTGAAATGGTGGAAGGACACCAGCCAGCAAGCCAAGACCCGCGCAACAGCCCGGACGATGGAGATATACGGTATCACAGTCGAGAAGCCATATTGGGCTAAAGATTTGAGTGATCCTAATATCATGTTGACAGACCCCTTTGCTTTTTTCCCGGCACCGGGGAACTGGGATGATATGTCAACCGAGCCTCCTTATGTCTGTTTCGCCTACCTCGACTTTGTTGACAAAACAGAAAAAGAGTTCAGCGTGTCCGGAGTAGCACAAGACGATGCTTATCAGCTACTGGGGACCGAGAGGGAGAAGTACAAGGCCGACAACTACACCTCCGCGCAACAGCGAATAGGTAATTACGAAGATCCCATGTATAAGGTCGGCAAGAACGATAACGCCGCGTCAGACCAGAAGATTGAGCGATGCCTGATTATCGAGGTTTGGGTTAGGGATAAGCGTATTAAGAACGTGACAGAGGAAATGCCCGTTTTAGACGATGCTGATGCACCTCTTGTTGATGACCAAGGCAGGCATGTAATGGAGGTGGTGACCCGCAAAGAACCTGTCTACCCTGACGGTATCCGTAAGATCACGATTACACAACGCAAGGGTGACAAGAAGGCTAAGAAGACCGAGAGCCCCTTTATGGTCCTGGATGATTGTGCAAACCCGAACATTAACCCGAATTTGGAGGTTGAACTAGCCCAGAATACTCACCCATGGGGACGCATCCCGGTCTACACGGCCAATAGTTACAGGGATTTGATATCACCATGGGGATTTGCCGCCGCTGAACAGGTAGGCGATCTGATCATTAAGATCAACCTCATCGTCAGTAAATTGGTGGCGTATGTCCTGAATGTTATGACCCCTCCGCTCATTATACAGAAGCATTGCGGGATATCTCGGGCGATGATTGAGAGTTCATTGAAGAATTCAGGGCGTCTAGTGTTAATGCCCACAACCCCGAATGCTCGTATTGAGTTCATGGAGATCCCGAACCTACCAAGCACGTTCTTTCAAGTCCTCGACCTGATTATTAAACTGTTTGACCGGGTATCTCAGATTGAGGATGCAGACAGGGGGGAAGCCCCTAACCGTGTCGTGGCCGCCTCTGCTATCGTAGCCCTTCAGGAGCGAAATCAAGAGGTAAGACAGTCTAAGACAACCTCTATCGAGTCGCTGGTGGAGCAAAGAAGCCGCTGGGCTATAGGATTGTGGCAGAACTTTGGCACAAAGAGTGAACTGGTCGAAGTCGGAGGGGAACCGCAAAAGTTTGTTGGTACACAATTCGCTTACCGGAAGTTCAGCTATGTCGTGGAAAGTGGGTCAACCACTCCCAGAACGAGCTTGCAGATTCAGGAAATGGCCCAAAAGCTCTTTGAATTGAAAGCCATTGACCAAGAGGCCCTGCTTGAGGCCCTGAACTTTCCGGGATGGAAAGAGATTATCAAGCGGGCGCAAATGTCCATGTTCGACCAGATCATTGAGATCCTGCTTGAAATGGGTATGCCGGAAGAACAGGCCATGCAGTTGCAGGAAATGTTAATGGAGCTTCAGGACGATTTGAAGAGTAGCCCAAATGGGTTTGGTGCGGGTAAACCAAAGCCTGGTACGCCTAAAGCGCAGCAGGGAAAGGGGTCATGATGGTAAAACGATGGGAGTTAGAAGCGTTACAGATGAGGGTAAGTAAAATGGAAAGGCATGTCCTGTTTATTGAGGATGAAATGGAGAGAACTGGTAATGTTGAATTGTCTCACCTCCTGTATAAGCCTGAACCCGTGAAAGTTATAAGGTCAAAAAAGCGGGTTAAACCAAAATTGGAGATACGGGTTGTTGCTCTTCGTCCATCCGGTGTTCAACTGGAAGCTGAATCTAACTTTTTTGAGGGGATTAAGACAGAGCTCTTTGCTAAAGATGATACCTGGAGTTTCGATTTTGCGAAGGCGGAAGGAGCCTAATGGGCAAAGCAAAAAGGCTGAAAGCAGTTAATGCAACAAAGAAGCCGCAAATCCTGGGGACGATAGGTATTAACCTCATGAGTGATGGCAATGTC